GGTGTAAATGAGTTATCTATCGTTCCTCCTGAATTGAGAATTGCTACTCGTTGCTTTGGATTTGTGAAACTTCCAACACAGACTATTCGTCCATCAGATAATTCCTCCATATCATATACCAAAGTATTTCCGAATGGGGATACAAATGTAGAATCGAACGTTCCATTAGCATTTAATTTACAGATTCCTTGTCTTGCATTTCCGTTGAATGAAGTGAATTGACCCCCAAGAACAATTCCACCATCATACGCTACGAGAACTTTCCAAACTTGTTGATTCGCACCTGTTCCCATATTAGTTCGGAATGTTGTGTCAAGAACTCCCGTTTTGGATATTTTGGTAATTCTGTTTTGAGTTGTTCCCTTGATACTTGTGAAAGCACCACCATAATAAACATCAGTGGAATCCAACGCTACTGAATTAACTGATGCATTCGCGTTCAATAAAGCAAAATCTCCAGCGTTAATCAATTCCCCTGTTTGAGAGTTGATTTGAACCTGATTCGGTGAAGCGACCCCTGAATAATAGTTGTCGACGTTTGTCGATGGGAAAGAACCCACAACATACATTTCAGAATTGACAGAATCAACAGCACTATCGTATATGCTTATTGTGCTGTCATTAGGTATTCCAGGGAAACCTGAAGCAAAACCACCCAAAGGATTTCCATTATTGTCGATATTAACAATCTTCGCTTTTCCTAAATTCTTGTAGAAGTTAAATTGACCAAACACAAACAAATCACCCTGAATATCTACGTTAATACTTTGGACGACACCATCGAAACCTGAACCCAATTGGAATCTGAAATCAGGAGTCGCGCTTGGAGTCGGAGTCAATGTAGGAGTTGAAGTGATGGTAGGGGTATTCGTAATAGTTGGAGTGATTGATGGAGTAATCGATGGACTTGGTAAAGGTGGGGTAGTAGAAGGAGTAATCGAAGGAGTTGGACTCGGTGAAGCAGGAGGGGTAATTGCAGGGTTGTAGTATATCACGTTGTCCGCAGTCAATGAAGTATTTCCCGTGTAGTAGGTGGAGTTCTCAAACTTGAAAATGAATGCGAGTTCGTTGAAAACCTTGTTGTATGACGCAGCAGGATTTAGATTGTAATCTCCCTGATTTTGCTCCCAAATCGACAACCAATACTGATTCTCGTTGAAGAGGTGGATATTGCAATCCGTCGAACCTGACGCAACAAAACTCTGTGGGTTTCCCTGATAGGTGGAGAACTCAAAAACCAAATACTTGTTTGCGTAGGAATTCGCTACCGATGAGGTGATATTTTTGGGAATGAAATAATGTGTGTCCTTACCCTGTGAGTTCTGCAACTTAAACAGATAGGTTGGATTCGTCAAAGACGACCACTCGTTTATCCCCAACCATAACTGATTGACTGCGTTATTCTGAATATAAATCATATCTCAATAAATAGTTTGTTATAGGGGACAACTCAAGCAATCGTTGTAAGACAGGGTTATGACATCGTCCCAAGCACCTGATGAAACGCTGTCGATTTCCCAACAACCTGCGGTAAGTTGTGCTTTCACCACTTTTCCAGGAACGAAGGTCGAGTTTGACGCAAACTTTCTAAAAGTCAGTGGGTCAGAACAATCAAACGCTAAATATACATTTGCGTATCCCGACTTGCTCGGAGTAATCGTTGGGGTTTTTGTAATCGTCGGTGTGGGGGTCTTCGTAGGTGTATTGCTCGGAGTAGTTCCAGGAGTCTTGGTAGGTGTAGCACTCGGGGTGTTGCTCGGAGTTGTAGCGGGTGTTCTCGTAATTGAAGGAGTCGGAGTGTTGGTCGGAGTATTCGTAGGAGTCGTGCTCGGACATACCGATGGATAAGCAATTGTGATACTTCGAATTGTTTGAGGAGGAATTGTGATGGGTGGAATATTATTTTGAGTTCCAACTTTCAAATACCTGATTGAACCCTCTTCAACATAATCAAAGAAATATGCTAAAAAATTTCCTCCAATCGCAGGAAAAAAAAACGGGTCTTGATTCAAAGAAAAGAATCCCCAACCAATATCAATTCCCAAAGATGAGAAACAACGAATAATAAACATATTCGCTGAAGGGTATTGATAGACGGGATAGTTGAAACCATCAGGAGCAGTGGTCGTATAAAATAAATTATTTTCTCTATAGTATGCGTAGAAGAATGTTCCCCCCGAAAAATCATATTTTCTATTGTATGTCCCTGTATTGAGTTGAGGTGCGGAAGGGAATAGAATATCAGTAGATTGAAGAATAACTGATTCAGGACAAACCACATCCTCAATCAAGGGAGCAAACCCCCCAAAATTGTATTGTATCCCTCCGTTCAGTTCGTTCTGAATTCGACCTCTAAAAAACTTTGTCATCGACTCAAACTTGTATTAAAGTTCTTTATTATATCCCTCAAATCTCCGAGTTCTGTATAATTTAATCCTCTTGTAATCAAATGAGTTCCATACGTCTTGGAACTAAAAAAACCACCACCACCTTGATTCAATAATTTTAAGGAAATGGTTATTAGTGCAGATTCGGTTGAATTAACTGAAGCAGCAGAGCCCGTGCTTCTGATGTAATCGATACGAGTAGTTCCTGTTCTTGAGGTTGCATAGAATCCGTTCTCGTAATTGGTTGCGACCAAATTAACATTGCCAGTTGAACCCATTCTTGCTACCCATTGAGTTCCACCAACACCATTGGTATTGAAACCTAAAGTTATTCCACCTGTTCCGACCTGACCCATATCCCAACCTGTATTTCCACTTGCAACAATATAACAACCAATCGTAGTATCTCCTGCGGTAGTTCCAGTGGATTGAATCCAACCTGTATCACCCGCACCGCTAACCCCATTCCCACGAACACCTTGAGCATTATGGGTAATTGTTCCTGACCAAGTGATTAAATAATTAGTCAAATTCACAGCATTGATTCTATGTGAATTCGCTACTCCCCCGATATATGGATAAAGAGCAATAATCTTGGAATAAAGACCTGCGGTTTTGAGGTCAGTGAATAAGGTCTGCGTTGCTGCAGAAATAGTTGAAGTAATCCCTGTTCCTCCCGATAGCAAGACAGCATTCAAGAAAGCGTCCGCATCAGGGTCAGTAGCGGGTGCTGACGAAGGTGTCGGGGTCAACGTGGGTGTCGCAGTAATCGTTGGAGTAATCGTTGTCGTAGGGGTAATCGTAGGAGTCGCTGTTATTGAAGGAGTCGGAGTGTTGCTTGGTGTCAGCGAAGGTGTCGGACTTGGTGATGGAGGTGGAGCAGGAATAAATAATCTCTGTGGAACAAAACCTCCATATTCATAGACATACTCCCCTTGGAAATATTTCTCCTCTAAACTCTTAAAAAATGGGTTATCCGACATTAGAAATTGCTTCGTGTGTTCTTCTTATCAAGTCATCGACGCTAATGTCTCCTTTGTCTCCAAAATCGTATCTACGTCTAAATATAAATACTCCGTCTCGGTGGAAATCCACCCATAAACCGACAATAGAACTCTCGAGTTCCAATTCCAATTTTGTAATGGAATAGGAGGTAATCGGGACATATAAATTGTCCTTTCGAACCTTCAAACTTTTTTCTACAAATAAAATCGGTTTCTCCATATAAAAAAAAAGGGGGACTATTGTCCCCCCTTGAATATAATACTCAATTACTCTCTATCAATAGCGATATTCGAGTTCGCTGCCAACCACGCAGTAAGCGTCGTCGTAACGTCCACCTCGGGAACTGAAATCGTATTAGACGAAGTCAATGTCAAAGTGTAAAGTTGAGAATCTCCAGGTAAAGAACCTGAAGCGATAGTTGCACTCTCGATATACATTCCAAGTGGTGAAGCGAAGAAGTATTTTCCTGTCTTCAATTTCACGATGAAGTATGATTGAGTGTTCTGAACGATTTGCTGATACAAGTTCGTTCCATCTTGGAAAAGTCCAGGGATGGTGAAGATAAGTTGTGTGTTGTAGTCGAAACCAAGAGACTCGAGGTTGATTGCAACGCTCTCGTTAAGAGCCGCACTCGAGTTTCTTACAACATCAATCTTCTTGAACTCTGTTCCTGCATTCGCTGTAAGACCTGTGATTTCACCTCCAGTATTGTAGGTGATTCCAGTGATTTCAGCAGTCGTTCCTGTAGTAGTCAAGACCCATAGAGCCTCAAGTCCTGGGATATTATTAACGCACGATGTAAGTGCTAATCCATTGGTAATTACGCAGTTAGAACCCATTGTTTAATGTATTAGTTTAATAGTTTATTAAGATGCTAATACAACTTGAGAACCGAATCCGATTGCAGCACCCAATTTAGCAGCGAGTTTAATTCTTTGCTCTTGGAAGTCGAGAGAATACCAAGCGATAGGATTTTGGAAGTCAGACATAAGGTCAGTTCCATACATCAAGTTTTCAGGGTTGGTAAGAACCGCTTTACCTGCACCTACAGCAGTGTTGCCCAACTCAGTTGAGATAGCAATTACGTTGGTGAAAGGAATCTGAACAGCCATCATACCTGAAGCAAGTTGCTCAGGATTGTAGTGGAACAAGTTCTGATTTCTCAATGACAACTGAAGCGCTTGGAAGTCAGAGTGATTCAAAGCGAGGATAGTTGTAACTGGTTTCAATGCGTCAGGAAGAGACTCGATGTAAGCGTCAGCAACGTCAGTAGCGTTTGATGAAGTCATCGCAGTGTAAGTTACTGGAACAACTGAACCTGAGAAAGTAGCACCTGTCAATTGCTCGATTACACCTGAACAACCATCAACTGCGGTGGTAGCACCCCAAAACTTACGAGACATATAAACGTTTGCTTTTCTCGAGATGTCGTTCATAAATGCTTCTTCCATTGGAACGTTTGACTCAACGTAAGAACCTGGAGCAAGTCTGATAGACAAGATGGTTCTATTCAACTCATCATAACAATAATTTTTCTGAATGTTGTATTGGCATACCTTCAATTCACGCTCTTCCAAGGTGATAGTTCCACCAGTGAACGAACAAGAATTACCAGGGAATGCGATGTTGTCGATATCACCTGTTTCAAATACGGGAATCAATTCACCATACTTGATATTTGGGAGGACACGATAGTATTGTGCTTCGGTCGTATCCATAACGATTTTGTGAAGGAAGAGGTCAGCATTTGCGTTCAAATAATCACTCAAACCTGCAGTATCAAAATCAAAAGAATATCCTTTAAGATTTTTCATTTTTGTTTGTATTTTATAATTTAATTTTTAACGAAGTTTTGACTTCATCTCCTTTAAGATATCATATCTATGGTCGGAGAAATTTTGTGAAATAACTTTATCCTCTTTCAAGGGGTTGTGAGATGCTGTTTTTTTGAACTCGTTGTAGTCCTTTTTCATCTTCTTCATCTCTTCAGAAATCATTTTGAGTTCTTCTACAATTGGAGTGAGTGCTTCAACAACAGCAGAAACGACCGCAGGAGACATAACATCTACCACTTCTGTCGGAACTTCTACCGCTACTTCTTCCATCTCAACTTCAACTTCGATTCTCTCTTCCGTATCTTCTGATTTGATTTCTACAAGTTTCCCTTCAACATCGGTCATAAAGACTCTCCCGTCAGCAAGTTGGTGAGTTCCCTCTCCTACGATGGTGAATGTTCCGTCCTCGTTCTTAATAGAGATTGTGTCTCCAACAAGGAAATCTTCACCTTCGCTTGAGTTGGTAATTACCACTCCACCCTCGAGGGTTGCTTCAGCAAACTTATAAGATGAAAACTGAAAACCTACCAAGTCAGCGACTTTCTTAAGTAATTCAATATTTTTCATAATACTAATTAATAGTTTAGTTTAAGATAAATAGGACAATAAAAATCAAAATCACCCCATCACCCTTTTTATCAGTTCTTCAAGGAGAAAAACCCGAGTATGTGCGTCCCATAATTCCTCTGCTTGTGCGTGAGTTCTACACGGAACAAATCCATACTCCATTTTATGCGAACCCTCACAACCAATCTCTTGAGCGATTAGGTTCGCTTCTTCCTCCAAGTCAAAGAACGGAACTTTTCCGTTTATCCCTTGAAGACCCATATTCTCTGAACGAATTTTTCCACAGATACGGGGTGCTGATTCTGAACCATATCTCTCGGTCATATCAGCGATACATTTATCCCACGGGTAGTCCTCCATAGTTTGCTTTGAAGTTCTCACGGGAACACAATTGGGGACTTCTCTACCATCGAGAATCTTTGTCCCGTATGGTTCGTATCCCTCCCAACAAGTTCCCTCGGGGAAGTTGAAACCAAAATCCATTATTTCAATGCGTCTGATGAAGTCGTCGTAGTCGTAGTGGATTCCATCACGAGCAAAATCTCTAATTACGTCTTTAGCCATTTGTTTTCTGTTCTCGAGGTCTCTGACCTTCAACAACAATTCAACAATACCATCGACCATCTCTTTGTCTTCTGAATGTTCGTAGTTCATTTTCTCTGAATAATAATTGTAGCAAACTGCGAGTCTTTGTTGCTCGTCAGGGAACTCTCCAACCATCTTGGAATCACCCATACAACGACCGATAAAATCGCTTTCAGATTCACCTGCATTTGGATAAACAAATTCTTGTTTTTTATCACTAAAAAAGTTGAATGGAATCTCTTCGAATAGACCTTCAAGGGAAATTCCTGAGGTCTTATTGGATAAAATGAAATCTTCGAATAATTCTTTTGACCTAAAATGTATGGTTGTAATCCAAGTTCCTGGCTCAAATTCACGACCAAAAATTTCATAAGATTTATCCATCTTTGGGTCTTCTCCTACCAACCAATTCTCATAAGAATAAACTTCATCACCCGAGAATACTTTATCGGAGTGCTCAAAGTTGATTAGATTTTTTGGACGTAATCTGCTCAATTTCATCAATGCAGTTCTGATGGTTTCCTTCGACATAAAGACCCAATAAGGTGAGTTGCTCTGTCGGTCGTAGCGGTAGATGTATTGGTTGGGTTGGAAGACTACCGCAGTGATGTCCTGTCTAAACTCATCACGGGAGAACTGAATATTCATTTGAGTCGCTCTGTCGATTTGACCCTTGAGAAAATTCATAGCGTCATCATAGTTGTCAGGAGAGAACCCCCACGACAACATCATCAAATAACCACACCCGTCGTCAATAGACTTTGAACTATCCCAATCTACCTTATGACGACTCCCGTAGGAATACATTCTCGTGAGAGTCTCCAACGAATGTTCCGCACCTGCTCTCGCAAGGTCGTGTGCTCTTTGTTTTCCTACGTCAGTTCCGCAGTCTCCCCAACCATTCTCCTCAGCGTAATCTACTGCTCTCTGTGCTGCGTCTTGAATATACTTGGGGACTTCAATAAAATTATGACGAACCGAGAAGACATCTTCTACCTTCGCAGTTCCTTCGAAATATTCAGGGTAAATCTCAATGGGGATATACCCTTCACATCCCCAACCCATATCACACATCTCGACCTTCACCTTGGTAATCTTTTTTGCTGATGGTTCAGCAACCAACGCTGCAAATCTTGACGGATACATAAACAAACCGAAGTGGAAGTTGACGGGGTCTAAAGCAAACTCTTCGTCTTTAGAAAACCCTGCAGGTCGTCTGTTGAGTTGAGAAGGGGGAACTACCTTCGCTTCAGCGATAAAAGGTCTTCCTGCTCCTCCTATGTTGATTCCACTACCCAATGCACCCTGTGCTTTGAGTGGGATTTTCTTTAATGTCTCCTCGTAAGTAGAGTTTTCTGCAATAGGGAAATCAATCTGAAACCATCTGTGCCGACATAGCGCACCCATTTTGTATTGGAACGCGTCGACCTGTGCGTTCATCTTTGCTCTCGGAACTAACTTAAAGGTGTCAGATGCGGAAGTGAGTTCAGAAGACAAATTATTGATGTCAGTAATGGAGAATACCTTTTGTGCTGCAATCATCTTTCTACACATCTCTCTTGAGGTTCTAATCAAGGGTGCACCCAATCCTGTATCAACTCCGTAGATGTAGCGAGTAATTGCACCACCAGGTTGGTCTTGGTCTCCGAACGCAGGGTTCCTTGGGTTAGGATTTACCTGTGGTGCAAACCCGTGTTTCGTCAATGAAAACTCTGCAGGTTTGATTCGAGCACCAACCAAAGAATCAGGGTTCAATACCTCCCCGTAGTTATCCAAAACCTTCAAGGTCTCGTCTGAGAAATCCTGTGGAACATAACAAGTATGGGGGGTCTCATCAGAGAACACCTCAAATGCAAATTCATTCGCAGGAGATTTTACAATTGATATGTATTGGATTCCCGACAAGTCATCGTCCTCATCTATCTTCAATTCAAAGATTCTCATAGTCTCGCTAATTGTGTAATTTTTCTGTTTAATTTTTCAGTCCCCTGAATGTCATTATAGAGGACAAATGCTTTAAGTGGAGTGGAAGTTCTGTTTTGGTCAGCAATTGCTTGAACCAATCTCGAATCGTCAATCGCTAATCTACGACCTCCCGATGCACTATTCAATTCTCCAATAATATCTCCGAACTGCGAAACAGCATTTCTTGAGACCACGAATTCTCCTCCTTCCAACATAGCAGGAACTCCACCCATCTCGTGCGAGTTTCCTGATATAAGTCCTCCCTGTCTTGCAACGAATTGTTGCGAACTTACGAAGGTCAATTGGTTTCGGATTGCTTGAACCTGTGCTCCTGTGAGTGCTGCTAAACTCGAAGCATAAATTACACTCAGAGGTGGTGGTATTGTAGCGAGTGCGTTAATAATCGCTCCTGCACTATCAACCAACGCATTTGCGATAGCGAAGTTCAATTCTTGGATTCTTGCTTTCTTCTCGATATTGAATCTCTGCTCTGCGAATTTTTTCTCTTCAGCAAGTCTCAATTCTCTCGCTCTTTCATTTGCATCTCCGATTCTCTGTAGAGTCAATTCTTCATCTCTTGCGAGTTGTTCTAATAATAATGACGTGTTCGTTTGCAGAACATTTTGTAATCTACCTGATAAGTCAGAAATAGCACCGAGAATAGTTTGTGTTATTTCCTGAATCTTCATAAACTCCTTTTGGATTGGAGTCAATTCCTTGGGTAGTTGCTTGAGTTGTGCTCTCAAGAATTTTAGGATATCAGAGAATGGTTCGAATACACCACCGAATGCAATTTTAATTCCTATTGCTGCATTTTCAAAAATATTTACGAGATTTTCTGCTTCTTCACGGGTTATATTACCCTGCGCCTTCAACCCTCCTACTACACCTTTAATAATTGCTTTGGTTCCGTCTTCACCAAATCTCTGAAGGAATGCACCTGTGTCCAACGCTAAGACCTTTAATACATCATCTAAACCATCACCATACTCACGGAAATATTCTTCCAATTGCTTGGGGTCAAATGTTTGCTCAATCGCTTTTTTGTTCTTAAGGATTTGTGCTTCGTTTTTCTCAAACGCTTTGTTTGCTTCATTGATACTCTCCACAAATTTATTGTTTCTCACAACACCTTCCAAGATGGTATCGACAATAGTGGTGATTTGAGTTTTTTCTTGGAGAAGAAGATTCAATCTTTCATTCAAGACTACCGCAGTTTTGTCATCTGATGCAGCAATTCTGGTTTTCAAATCAAAAATTTGAACGTCTAAACTAAATAATGTTTGATTTAATCCAAGTTGTTGTTTGATTAAATCTCTACCCTTTTCCAAAACCTGATTTTCTGTGAGTCCTCTTTCTATCCGACTCTCAAATAATTCAGATTGTTGATTTTCTACTTCCCTCAAAATATCAAAAATTTGTTGAGGTGTCTTTCCAAACAATTGTTCTACCCCGACTATTCCACGAGTCAGTTTTTGTAATTCAGTAATTCTGAATTTGTAAGAGTTGAAGAACTCCACAAAAGATGATTGAGTTTCCTTGGGGAGGTTTCTTAATAACTCAACTTGACTCTCTGTCAATTCACCCGTTTGAGCAACCAACTCAATCAATCTGCTAAATCCAACTTCACCTTGAACTAATGCACCACCCAAATTAGACCTCACGGAATTGAATAAGGTGAATACTGCATCGGTGGTCTTATTGACTTGCTCCTCTGATGGAATGGTTTGGAAGAATAGTCGAGCAATCTCCTCTACTGCTTCAGAGTTTTTATTTAGCGCTTCGGCTCTGTCCCCCAATAATTCTGTCTGTAATTGGAGAATTTCATTTTGTCTTTGTAGAATATCGTCAGTGAAGACGAGTTCAGCACCCTGAACTTGCTTTAATTTCTCTTGGATTTGGGTCAATAATTTGAGTCTCAATGCAAGAGCAACTGATTGTTTGTCGATGACCTCTGTGGTTTCTTTCGCTGCTTTCGCTGCGTCCTCATCTGCTTTGACCTGTGCTTTTGTCTTCTTGGTGAGAGGTTCAAGTTGTTGTAGAATCTTTTCTTGTTGCTCAGTATTCTCGTCTAAAAACCCATTCAAGATTCCGATTTCTCTCGATTCATCTTCGATTGCTGTGGTCAGTGCTGCTGCTTTGGTAAATGCAGTTCCGTATCCGTTTGCAAGACCTGCAAGGAAATTGATTGCTTGACCGAACTTACTATTCTGAAATTCTAATTCAGCATTGAGGTCTTCCGCTCCCTTGATTTCAGCGTCAGTTATTTTTTGAAGAATAAGTTTTCTACGAGCAGAGAGTTCCTCTAACGCGATTTGTAGTTTGAGGAATTTGATACCCTCTTCGGTCAATCTGTTATTGTCATCGATAAATGCGTTCAGACCTGGATAAGTCTTTTTCAAATCCTCAAGAGTCTTCAACTCAAGGGTTCTCGTTGAAACGTTGTCAGTGAGGATTGTAAGTTGTTCTTTGAGTGTCAACCCTGCTTTGAGAGTTTCTGCATTCAAATCATTCTGTATTTCGATGGTCTCCGCTTCGACTTTGTTTTGCTCGGAGAACGCATCAATCAATAGATAGATTCCCGCTGCTAATCCTGCTATCGCCGCAGTGACCGCGACGACAGGATTCAACGCTAAAATTGCATTCCAAATTGCAGTTGCTTTTGATGCTGCTTTGGTTGCTAATTCTGATGCTGCGGTGGATAGGGTATAACCTTTCGCTGCTAGTTCTGCTCGTTGGAATAATAGAGTATTGATTCCAAGTGCTACGTTAAGGATATTCAACGCTGTGGTCTCTGCTTTTTGAACTGCTTCTAAATCCTCTTGGTCGGTGATAAACAAACCAATAATACCTGACAGGATTTGGAATGATGACACGACCACTCCTACTGCTTCTCCAATTGCTTGAACTCTCTGTGCGGTCTCTAAACCTTCTGTTGCTTTATCGATGTCCTTAATCTGTGATTTTAAGACATTGATATTTCTCACCGCTTCCTTAAATGCAGGAGTTCCAAAATCCAAAGTTTTTAATTCACCTTGGAGTATTTTTAATTCACTCTCCAAGTCAGAGAGGTTCTTGATAACCTTCTCTGCACCCTTGCTTTGGATATTGATTGAAATTGCTAATTGTTTTGCCATATCACGATTTTTCCGTTAGCACAGGGTAAAGAAATCCAAGACCCCATATTCTACTACTTGATAAATATTCGGGTCTCCTGACACCTTGATAAACACACCCTCATTCAATGGGTTTGTAGCACCTGAATCGGTGAAGACACTACACCCTTCTGACAGGATTGAGCAGTTCGAATAAACCGAAACTTGAGTTCCAACCTCATTACATAGGTCAGTGATGTTTGTTCCTGAAAATACCCCAATGGAGAATGTTGACCCCGATGGTGTCGGAATTGGAACGGGAACAGATTGCTCGTATGTCGGAGCAACCAAAGGTAGTGGTGTTTGTGTGTAGGGTAGTTTAATCCACTCCGTCTCCACCAACGTTGTATTTGTGATATCCCCATCGATTATGTTGAGCAATCTCCAATACGCTTCAAGGAAATAAACCCTGTCGTTGAATTGAATGTTGTTAATCTCCGTGGGGGTCAGTTTCATTCGACCTCTCAAAATCTTTACGTCAGGGTCGTATAAAGGTTGGATACGTCCACTCCAAAAATCCCCATATACATCACGAGTGGTGAATCCCACATAAGTGTCGTTGGGTTGTTGCCAGAAGTCATATTGGTTTCCAAAGTTCAAATCCGAAAAAGTCGAGTTCAGAAATTCATAAGATGACAGGTGTGAAATCGCAGGATATGTAGTGAATCCCTGTGCTGTGGAACCCGACAACAAATACCAAGTTTTTGTCGTTCCTGTGATGGTAAAATCCAACAGACCATTGTAGAAACCAAGACGGATTTCTGACCCTTGAGGTTGGAATATGTTCGGAGGAGAAGGGTTGTCTGCAACATTCTGCTTATCTCTATTCCAAAAGTAGATGTGGGGTAATAGCATATTGCTATCACTCACACCATCGAAGGTCATAATCGGTAGTGGTTGAAATGGAACCTGAACTTCCAAGGTTCCACTATGGTAGGGAATGTTTGAGAAGTATCTGTAAGTTCCGAATTGTTGGTTTCTGTTCTCTTGGTTGATAACTGAATATCTGTCCGTAGAATCAGCATAACGTAGAATATATTCCCTCTGTAATTCGTTTGTGGGGTAAAGCGAGTATTCACTACCTATGTCAATTTTAGACGACCAATTCAACGTTGAACCTGAATTAAAATAATCGTCCCATCTTTCAATTAAAAAATTCTTATCTCCCTGTGGAATAATCACCAAGTTGAATAGGGTGATGAGACCTCTGAAAAAATCCAAACAAGACAATTCAGGAGGGAAGTTATTTTGAATCAAAACCAAAGCGCTCTGTGATAGGTTTGGTGAGTCATAGAGTTCAAGTTCTGCAGAATATATTCCGAGTTGTTGGAAACCAAACTGATTCGCTTGACGAGAATAGAATACACCGATTCTTCTCGCTGCAGGAAGATTGAGAGTAAAATACAAATTATTAAACTCTGTCAAATCTGTCGTAGGTCGAATCAATAATCCCTGTATGCTTCCGTAGAGGGTTCCGTTATCCAAATCCACGAATCCAACATTCAAATAAAGTGGAAATGAGGTATTCTGTAAAAATGCTGTGAAACTGAATCTTAATCTAAATGTTCCACTGACGGCTGTGGTGAAAAAATGTTGTCTATTCGAAGTAGAAATCGAAGGGGTAAAAATATTCAACGGGTCATTGTTCTCCGTCCCCAAGAAAAAGTATTCTTGGAAGGTGAGTCCTGTATTGTTGAAATTAACGTCAGAGAATGCACCACTACTACTACCCCCTCTACTTTGAACGAAGAATATGTTTGCATTATTAGAATTACCTGAAACTATAGAAGCACCCATATTGTTGGAGGTCTTTGCTAAACCAAAAATTCCTGTGAAATAATCCGATTCAAAAAACTCCGAAGAATACGTGAATCCTGCTCTTTGGAAAATCTTATCCACAACATACTTCATATTCACCCACGGAGCAAACTGATTGACCGATAATGGATATGAAGATTGAGTAAATCCTGTTGGGTTGTCAGCAAAGACCCCGTAGTATTGGTCAGCGTCGTATCCGTATTGAGCGAGAGGATAAACCACCGAACCAGTAAGTCCTGTGTAGTTCTCATAAGTCCCTCCCGTATAAGACCACGTCGATACGATGTTGTCGAAACTCAAGATGTGCTGAATATCGGAATAGTCGATGTCGATGAGTTTAATGTCTTGGATTGTATTTGCAAAGTCAGGTAGGGTCTGTGTTAAGAAAATCTCATACGCAGGGTTGGAGGGGTCGTTGATTATTCTCTCCAATCTACAATCCCCAACAAACACGTCTGCTCCTCCATACTTCACCACCGCAGGAACTACCACGCTCTCAGCAAACGAGGAAGCATTCACCATATACGCTGCTTGGAAAAACTTATTGTTCGTCGCTGTCTGTGGAATCGTAAAGGTCTTGGTATAAGTGGATAGACGAGTTGTAAAATCCTCAATCTCCTCAAAAGACTTATTCACCGATATGGTGAGTTGTCCTTCAATATCCATAGAAATCCACTCGTCATTGACGGGTGATTGCAACCATAATTCCACGTTAACCATCTTACTCTTGTGTTTGTCTTAATGTATCGTATGCAGATTGGTAAGTAATCTCAATCTGATATTGAATGGTGTTGATTTGGTAGTTCGGAACCACCACCTCTGCGTTGGTAATGACGATGGGTTCCAACACTCCGTCATCTCCCAACATATAAACCGATGGTGATTGGAATAACTCCTTGGACAACCAAATCGATTCTGCTTGGGGAAGGAAATCTGTGTAGAGAACACCCGATTTTTTCACCAAGTTATTATAGACGTTTCTACGAGAGTTCCACCCGTAATATGAGTTCGTGTCCCACCCTTGTGAATAAAGTTCAGGAGAAGACTGATATGTCTGTTTTTCGACCGAATAACCCGTGTCTTCCTTCTGACGGAAATTATACGAGTCCCACGCACCGAAGGTATTCATAAAATAAACCATTCTATCACCCCTCGAGCATTCACCATCGAGGTAGAAGTAGAAGGGTTCAGAAATAATCGTGGTTGTCAGACAAGTCCCTGCTGAATAGGTAGGACAAGGGAACGCTGAAATCGCTTGTGCTTCGTTGATAAAAACCAAAGGATTCTCCAACGGAATGAAGCAACCCCCACCTTCTCCGATGACCTCATAGATAGTGTTTTCAAATTGAACGAACGTCCCCTCAAAAATTGGGTCTCCTGAATAACGGAAATACTGAAGGGTGTCATCACAAACATTCCGTCCAATAATACAGGTTCCTCCCGAGAACGAAGTCGGAAGAGGAATGACCTCTTCAGGACAGGTAAATCCTGTGAAGGTTCCAAAGTCTGTAGCGGTAATTCCAGGGGTCGATGGTAGTGGGTTATTCGCTATGATAAATAAACTCGTTGAAGGGGGAATAACAACGCTCTGAAGACTTCCACAGCACCCTGTGTATTGGAAGGTGTATGGTGTCGCAGCAGAATAAGAAACTGAGTAGCGATGACAATCTGCTACAAACGGAAGGGGACACTCTCCAACTTCCACGATTGTCATTCCCCCTGCTTCTACCGACCCTTGACAAGCACAAACACGGAGGGTCTCCAAAGCACCAATTCCCTGACTTACCGAATCTCCCTCACAAGTGGTATAGGAGAAAAGTGCGGGGAATTCCGATAAGTTTGTAATGTCGTAGGTGTAGCAATCGCAGACCTCACAAAGACCAAGGTCAATTGCTCTCTCGGTGTCGATATTCGGAACGTTTGAGTTCTGACACGCACACCAAGTCTCTGAAGCCAAGGGGTCAATTTGAATCGTTTGCGTTCCACCAGTGCAATCCAAATAAGTGAAAATTACCGCACTCTCATCAAACAGATTTTGATAGGAATAGTTATGACAGGAGCACCCATCAAAGTCATCAATCTCGGGTTCAGGAGGGGTGGGTTGTGCTTGAGTTCCTTCCAACTCAACCGAATAATATTTTGTGTTTGTCGGAACAGATATCCCGTGGTAGTTCTCAATCTGCGGAACACCACAACCAAGATAAACGACTTGCTGCTCTGCGTAGTTCGTTGGGAGGTCAAACCAAAAGTCATACCACGAGCAATTCGGACGGGTTCCACACAAGTCCTCCGTATTATACGAACGTGAGGTCTGAAGTAAGTTATTGTCTGAATCGTAGAACTTAAACAATGCAGAATAAATCTGACGTGCTGATGAATTGATAGGGGTAGAAAAATCTCCTCCCGTCTCCTTCCACCAATTAAGTGCTGCGAGGTTGTAGTAGTCGGTTGTCCTCGCATATCTTGAACGAGGTGAGTTCGTCAAAAACCTTGACGTATATTGTGGGAATGTCCCTGTGCTTCCTGTGAGCCAGTAGGGTTGGAAATCGAATGACTTTCCATTGAACCATTCCTTTACTCCGTTGTAGGAATAACAAATGTTGGAGAGGACTGATGGAGCACCAACTCCACCTTCTCCGTCATAACCAACGACAATACCATTCTGTGTGGTCGCATACTCCTCACCGACCTTAATGGAATAGACAATCATATTATCGTTGAGATAACCCCACGCTGACTGATGAAGTGGTGTCTCACCACTACACCCTACATTCAGAGGTTGTGATGAGGTGTAGTTCAATAATATCGGGGATAAATCACACTGACCCCAACCTTCTGTCGATGGGGTAATCTTTAGGGTTGTCAAGAATCCTTCGTTGCTGAATACATCAACGACATAACGAAACTTGTATTTTGTGGGGTCTGTAGCACCCGTGCTCTCGAATTGGAAAACCAAGTTTCCATATCCAGGTTGCACATAATCAGGTTGTGATAAAAATGTAATCATTCTCCTCCGAATAATAAGTTGTAATCTGATTTTCCAAATAGGTTTATTCTGTCAATTAAACCATCAACAAATTCATTGGAAAGTCCCTCTAAATAATTGGGGTCGTCCAACAATCTGTCAATCTGATTCTCGACTTTTGTTTGGAAATCTTCAGTAAATAATGGGACACCTCCGTATCCACTTTTGAATAAGTTTTTCCTAACCGCAAATGCTATACCTTTTGCCTTAGCAGGACTGACACCAAACTTCGCTTGAGCCCAAGGTATAAGAGCGGTAATCAGTGCAGAACGACTCTGCTTTTGACCCCTACTTCTTAAATCAGGGTAGTATCTTCCCCCGCCAGGAAATGAACCTCCACTCTCGGTTGGGTTGAATACATTGTTGACACCATAGTCATTCATCAAGATGTCAATCTCGTTGTCTCTCACAACATACGACACGCTGTTCTTTAGAGCACCTGTCGCATTGACTTTGTATCTTGGGGGTGATTTGGGAAGTCTTGGGGATTTGGAATAACGATTTCTATTTGGGTCGTCAATTTCTAAGCGGATTAAACCCACCAAAAATTCACCCAATTCATTTAGAAACTGCTCCTCCATAATTAACAACTACCAAATCCACCGCCTTGTAATTCTCCTGAGCCGTTCGCTAACCAATAGTTATTTGAGGTTCCCATATCGTTTGCGTAGTATCCTGCATTCACAGGTAAAGTTCTGTGGAAATCATAATAGAGCACTTGACCTGCGTTTAGACAAGCCCAACAATTATTCGGGAGACACGGAGCACAATTACCCAAATCTTCAGCATATACGTTGAAGGTCGTTCCTGTGATTAAGTTTCCACACGCATCAATTGAGGTCGCTCCACTTGCTACTAAGAATACCAAAGAATTTTCAGCAGGGGGTAGAATAACATTCACAGGACAGGTGCAACCACTGAACTCAACACCCAAAACATCAAACCCTACGACTACTTCGCCAGGAAGTAGAACGGGTGCTAAATCGAACTGATATGCGTGGTCTCCTTGAGGAAATACTTCTGTTCCTGTGTAGGTGGTTCCAAGACTACCAAACGCAGTTCCTGAGAAAATGTAATTACATTGTGATTCTGCTTGAGATGTAAATCCTGCGTCATTCCATAAAAGGAGTTTGAATTTAGTATTGTCAAAAACTTCTACCTCCAAATATTGCGTAATCGTAGGACAAACCGATGGTGATGGTGTCAAAGTTGGAGTAATGGACGGAGTGATGGTAGGAGTAATCGTGGGGGTCATCGTAGGGGTCGCAGTCACTGGAGTTGGACTTGGACTTGGTTGTGGAACAAACGGAGGAATACACGCAATTTGGTCGACCAAAATCTGTATCTGTGCTTCCACGCCTGCTACCGACTGATTAAATCTATCGACAAACGGATTGTAAGTGATGGGGGTCAGAATATAGAATCCGTAATCAGTTAAGTTGTTAGCAAACCAAGCATAGAAATCATACAAGATTTCGTGAGCAATTGACATCGCATAAATCTGATTACTTTGGTCTTCAGTCCCAACGTATTCGTTGAGCAAATCATAAATTAACACGCTCCAATTGAACGTATTTTGTGTTTGGTCGATTATCGATTGCGTGGGGACAAAGTGAATCGCAGGATACTTTGTAATGTAGTCCTCCCTCGAGTAGTCAGATAGATTACCCCAAGAGAATGTCGTTCCCGATAAGATGGGGTGTTGATTTCTGAATTCGTAGAATAAATCTAAAATGTTTTTGTAGGTCATTTTTTCACTGCGTTTCTTGCTCTCTCTGCTTCTTTATTTGCTTTATCTATCCTATAGGATAAATACCCCAAGACCTCAAATAGTTCCAACTTCAAAATGGGTTCGACTTTGAGGATATCATCACCCGCACAAAGCATCAACGCTTGGTAGTAGTAGTCAATAACGGATTGGATAATTTCTTCAATCGGAGTTCTCTCTCCATTTCTTGGATTTTTTTCTTCTTCTGTTTGTTCGGGATAGAGGATAGGAAATTTTCGGTAAGTGTCTGTGCGAAAGTTGTTAAAAAAAAAAGCGCCGTGGTGAGTTTATTCATCTTGAACTTCTTGCGAAACAACTCCTCACGACCACTACACTCCTCCAAAGAATACTTAATCAACTCACGCTCCTCCCCCAATTTATCTGACGCTAATGGACGATAAAGATGGGTCGCAATCTTTGGTAAGTTGATGGGGGATTCAGTCATAAAGACCTCCATATTAATCCATTCCTCATAACTCATTTTAGAGGGACGGATAAGTCCGTAGAGAACTCCGTCAATCTCCAAGTCCAAATCAAGTTCGGTGAGGTCTTCACTCTGAGCATATTCACCCAAGAGCATATTCGCAACGAACTTCACATCACTCATAGGTGCTTGAAGAATTTCCTCGATTGGGATACCTGTTAAGATGTGTATCAATTCATAATCCTTGAGGTCGGGGTTTTCCTTCAGTGCAAGGTATTGTTCGATTGTGAGGGATTTTACCTCAAATGACTTATTGTCTAATAGAACCTTCATATTCGCTAATTAAAAAATCAATCGCTTTGGGAAGCGATACATTGTGTTTATCTGCAACTCCTCGAAGTCTTTCGTAGGTTTGCGTTTTCATAAAAATCTGTGAGTAGTTGTAGGTGTATATTTTATCACCCCTTTTTCTTTGGACTTGAGCCATTACCTGAATGAATATTTTGCTTTGGGTTTATCTATGAACTCCATCACAATATAGCGCAATGGGTCGAGTAAGTGGTCGCTACCTTCAGGGACGTTTGTTAGTCTTCCCTGTCGGTCTCTTTTGAATTTATAGGATTGAAATTCTTTGATGAGGTTTGTGGAGAATTCGCTGACAAAAACCTTGAAGGTTCTCAACTTCTGAATCCCGTAGAGGACAGACCCGTCACCCTTCTTCACCCCTCTGACTCTAAACCCTCCTCGTCTTAATTCTTCGATTGACTTGGGTTCAGACGAATCACAAACTATCTCATAGTTTTTGTCTATACCAAGTTCTCTTAATCTGAACATCAGGTCTTGGTTTGTCAATCCAACCTCATACAGAAGTTCTGTTGCGTAGATATTCGATTCTCCATCTACATCAACTCTAATGACTCCACACTCATCTGATGCATAACCAAAGTCAATCCCGATGTATGTCCCCTTTATATTTTTGGGTTCTCCTGAAAAGGTTTGGGGTTGTTGGTAAATCTTCTCTCGTGGGGGAACCAATTTACCCTCTGAATAGATTTGCCAGAGTTCGTAGTCAATCTCTTTGAGTTCTTGGATTGAACGAATAATCTCTTTATCCAAAAACGGGTTGTCCCTCCACGAGGAAATGTAGAGTTTTGAATTCTCCTTTTTCTCGTAGTCAAAACCCCACCACGACTCCTCCACTTCAGGGTTGTAGCAGCACACAATAAATCTCTCACATCTGATGTCGAGTTGAACGAATGAGTTTCGGTCTATGGTATTAACCTCATCGACCATTACGATGCTGTGTTTGAGACCTCGTAGTCTTCCTGTGGTGTCATCAAGACCCACGAACCTTATAATGGATTGGTTGGGAAAGGTATAGGTCATATCGACCTTGTTTAGGACACCATCGTCCCATATACCCATTTGACCCATAATATCTTTGAAATCCACGAGGATTGTGTTCTTGATGGACACTTGGGTCGCTCGAGCAATTGTAATCGAAATTTGGGGTTCTTTGTATGCTTGAATAATCAGGTATTGTAGTGCTGAAATTGTCTTGGAACTTCTTGAACTACCACGCAGAAAAATGTATCTGCTCCCTGACTCTACCCCCTCGTTAATGTCTTGAAATATCTTTGTTGCTTGAATCCTCATTATGATTCTCCCTGCTCCTGCTCCTCCCCCTCTTCACTTTTGGGAAGCACAATATCAACTATGATTTTGTTATCGGGGGTTATACTCTGACCTTGAGTCGTGATGTCGATGCTCTTTTCTGTTTTCCAATCCTGACGATACACGTTTTCCATATAGTATTTCCAAAAAGTGGAATTGAGTTTCTGAGACTTTTCTTCTTCGAATGCTTCCAAACCCTTATCCACCCACCATTGTTGGGAAAGTTCCATAGCGAGTTTTATAGTGTCCGAAAATTCTTTGTCTCTATCCATCAATTTATACATCGTATCTCGTGAGATTTTGAGGTAGTTTGCAAAGTGCAATTTGTTTCTACCTCTCTCTCCGAGCGTAAGTATGTCTTGTTTCCAAGTAGAAGGGATTTTACCACGCTTAACCAAGTAATCAAGCGTGGTGTATTTTGGTCTCCCTACAGGTTGTTTTTCCATATCAATAAATACCTAAATACTGACGAATGGGGTAGTGTTGAATCTCAATCGTAGGATTTCAACTTCTTCGTTTGTCATTTCCGTGTAGATGTTTTCAAAGAACTCTTTGGATTTTGTTCTAAATCCTTTATCAAACACATAGGGTGCTTGTTCTACTTCAGAGAAGTCTCTAATGACAATAGCGTCGAATTCTTTTTGTCTGATGTCTTTGATTTGAAGGAACTCGTAGTTCTTCCTTCTATACCATTTTCCTATTTCCATTTTAATTTGATAGTGTTATTACGATTGTTATTCCCCCTGATTGATTGACAAAAATATCGCTGATATGTTCTCTCAAATCGATTACTTGGGTGTAGTCGATTTTTGTAGAACACAATACTTTTGATTCGGAAACTACTCTTAAAATATTGAAATTTTTAATATCTTGGTTTCTGTCTCTGTGTGCGATTTTGAATGAATCAGATTCAGGATTCCATCTATCACCTTTGCGTATTCTTCGGATATGTTCTGCTGAAACTTGGAAGAGTTCTGCTATTTGTGAATTTGATAGAGTTGTGTTTTCGAAGAGACCTCTAATCTCTTCTACTTGCGCTTCATTGAGTTTGTATGCTCCGTTCATAATGAAATTGTTTTTTCTTCACCACAATCGCAATCAGCAAGTTCGTTGTCGATTTTGATTATGACTTTTTTTAGTTCGTTCAAATATTGCTCGAGTTGCTCATCTTTTCCCGTGAAGACAGGGAACCCTACCTTGTAGTGAGATTTTGTCTCCTGACCTCCGTAAATCATCTTAACAGAGATTTTCTTGAGGATTTTGAACGGGGTTGTCTTTTGGTCTTCCAACACTCTAATTTCGTAGGTGATGTCGGGGAAGATGAAGTGCTTCTCCAAGTCCTTATTTGAAAGATTTATTCCCCAAAAGATTACTCCAGTCCCGACGGGTGTTCCGTCTGAATTGAGTTGGTTGTAGAACGCTAATCGCTTCTTTTCTACTTTGAGGTATTTGTAGATGTGCTCTGTTGAGAAGGTTTGAATTTTCTCCCATATCTCCATATACGAAACCTCTGAACGTAGGTTCTGAAGAAGTAGGGTCTCCATGACTACTCTTAACACTCCATCTACCCCTCCGTCGTGATTGATGTAAGCACCCATCTCGAACTTATTGTTGTGGTAAAATTTTAGAACTGCTTTGCTCATTTTGGTTGGTTTTCTATTGTAAATATAAAAAATTCCAAAAAAAACTATAGAGATTATAGTTTGTAAATCTGCTCTGCGACCTAGGAATTGATACACCAACCAAGGTTGAGGTTTTTAGTTGTTGGTTTTTTCTTTTGGTGTTTTGAATCCTGCTGTAATCGCTGCTTGGTTCAATCGTTTCACTAAACGTTCTGTCCGTTCGTTGAGTTGCTTCAGTTCTTTTTTTGTCATTTTAGATTGAGGTTTTTAATTAGGATTTGAAGATACTACTTAAAGAGTTGATAATAACATTTACATCGGTGTCTTCGTAGATAGGTTGAGACATCTTACCATTTTCAGTCCAGTAGGTCAATACCTGCTCGGTGCGTTCCCATTTAGTATTGGGGTTGATTTTGATTGTTTCAATCTTGAAGTCGTAGTTCATTTTGTTTCGTGTTATTTTAGTGGGTCAAAGATACTACAGAGATTTCAATTCCACAAACTCAAATTCGTCTTTGATGTTTTTGGTCTTGAGGAGTTCTACGCAATGCTCGAGTTTCTCGATGTCGTCCCAAAAAGCATTACCATGTTGGAACTCGATGTTAGCAAGCGTGGTTTGGATTCGGTCTTGAATAGTCATTTTGTTTTTGTTGTTTTTAATTACACAACAAATATAGGAACAAAAATCTATTCCACCAAATAGTCCTAAAAAAAATTTTACCTGATTAGATAGAAGTCCACGATAATTTCGAGTTCGGTGTCTTCTATGTTTTCAATTACAATAACAAAATCTTCTCCTTGAGGTGAAGTCAGGAAGATTCTTTCTGCGTAGTGGTCTGTATCTTCGTTGTAATCTACATTCCAGTCTTCGGTGATGGTATAACCGAATTTTTTCATTACATCACCTGCAAGGAAAAATAAGAATTCTTCTGCAGAGGAAAAATCATATACATACCGAAGTTGGTCGGTTGTAATCATTTCCATTATTTTTTGTGGTTTTGAACGTGTTTTGCTTCAGCGTATAAACTCGGTCTCTCTTCGTTGGTATTTGGTCTTTTACCCAAAATTTCGTTGATGAAGTTATCTATGATGACCATTTCTGAACCACTCATTCTTGCCCAACCATTTGCTACCAATCTCATTTCTACCTTCTGTAGAGGTGTTTGACGACAATTACACATTACAATACTCCTTTATCTTTTCTTTGTTCTTGAACTCTTTTATGTGTCCCCCAAATCACTTCGTCCAAAAAATAACAGAGTTCGTATTCTTCTTGCTCTTTTAATTCTTTGACCCTTAATTCAAGGCTCGACATACTCTGTGAAATAATAACCCCTAATTTCTCTTGCGTCAATATCGACCGAAGTTCGCATTCCCTCCAAAATAATTCCACAGCACCATTGATGAGTTCTCTACGATGTTCAGGTGGAAGTATAAATAAATCCCTATGGTCTATCTGATACTGATTTTTCACTTTTTTGAGGTTGGGACTTCCTCTGCTTCATTTCGTTGCGGAGGGTATTTATCTCTCTTGTGAGTTTGGAAACCAACCGCTCGTATTCGTCAATCTTTTCCTTGAGTTCTCTAATTTCAATCTTGAGGTCGTCTATAACATCGGAATAGACTGCGAGAATCTCCTTGACGTTCTCTATGACAATTTTATCTGTCTCTGCTTGTGTTCTTCTGTTTCCGACAAAATAACCCACAATAGACGAAGCAAAGGTCAATACTGCGGTCAAAACCATATTGTAATCCATCTCTATAAATACCTCTATTTTTTCTTTTTGTATGGTGGTAGGTCTTCGGGTAAGTATCCCGTGTGTTTTTTGTGTTTTGCTCTATACCACTCCTCAGCACTTTCGTATTCGTAGAATCCAATTAAAGTCAAAATGTGTTTGATGGATTCTTGCTCGTTTTCTTTTTGGGTCTGACGGGTTTGCTTTGCTCGACAAGAAGAACAAATTAGACAATTCCCGTAGGGGTCTGTATATTGAACGCAACCACGAAATTTAGGTTTCTCCAACCAACGTTCACAACGCACGCACTCATACTCCCACTCTCCGTCTTCTCCGACCCGTTTGCGTCTAATATTGAAATCTGTCATAAGATAAAGGGGGTGAAGGGGAAAAAAAGAAATCCGAACCTCGATATGAAAGTTCTTGTTGATGGGAGCAACAAACAACAAGAAAACCCCAACACCCCCGTATGAATAAATATAAACAACAATAGAAATATCTAAATCCCGTTGAAAACGTCAATAGTATCAGAGTCGGATTGTTTCGGTTGTTTGTTGTTGAATCCCTTCCCGATTTGGTAGGTTTTGTTCGATTTGGTTTTTTTTCCATTTACGGGACTTTCTCCGAGTTCCGTGAGTAAGTCCTCATAGAACGTCCGAAGTGTCGGGAAACGTGTCCAAAACGGGTCGTTTGGGTCTGATTTGATATCGACAATAAGTTGGTGGAGATGGGGAAGGGTTAAGGTCGTCAAATCGAGGGTGAGTGCTTCCTTGAATTTCGTGTAGTCTGCGGTGCTCATAATCAGACCTTCGGTGAATCCCTTGATGGATATTTCTCGTTTGTCCGTGTAGCGAACCAATATCCCGTTGGAAGTTTTTACACTTCGGTTCTTAATCCACTTTGGGTATTCGTATTTGGGTTTCTTAATCTTGACCTGCTCGACCCCTACCACTCTACCACGCTCGTCTGTAATTTTCTTGTCGAGAATTAGACTCTCGTCCAATAGTTCCTTGGAGAGGATTTTGAAATACTCCTCGGGATTCAACAGAGAGTCTGAATCAACCTTGTCCCAAACCCAATGATTTTGATTTTCTTCCAAGAAATTACAGAGTGAGTAAAAGATTTTATCCTCACGAGTTCCGTAATCGTGATTCTTGTTGAAGTAAGGGAGAACCTGCTTCCAAAGTTCTCTCATCATACTTTCTCCGTGTGCTTCAAATGCTCCGATGTTTGCTTCCATTTTTTTTTAGATTTTAATTCCTTTACGTTTCATTTCTTCTTCAAAGATACGAATTTTATCCTGATTCGTCAAAACAGGTTTTGGTTTGGGTCTCCTTGAGATTTGTTTAATCGTCTTCCATTCCCATACCTTATCCTCCAAAAAATAGTGAAGTGATTTTTTCTCCGCTTGGTTTTCCTTGAGGTAAATCTCATAGAACGGGAGAGAGTTCTTTGCGTCAAGTTTTTCCTTGTCAGTCATCTTTTCCCATCGTTGGAATCCCCAACCCAAGTGAGCATCCTCGTCTTTGTATTCTTCAACGAAAGATAAAAAATCGGAGGGGTGGAAGTGGTTTCCACCATATACTCCCTCTACTCTACTCTCTTTTATATCTTCTTTTATATCTACTCTTATATTGGTGGAAATGGTTTCCGCTTGGGTGGAAGTAGTTTCCATAGGGGTGGAAGTAGTTTCCATAGGGGTGGAAATCATTTCCATAGGGGTGGAAGTATTTTCCACCCCATCTGAAATCTCACAAGAAGGTGGAAGGTCAATGTAAAGTGGAGTCTTCAAGAGTTTGATGATTCTTCCATTTGAGGAATATGTCAATTCAACATATCCCTCTTTAACGAATTTGCTCAAGATAGTTCGTATTGTTCTATCACTACAACAACATTTTTTTGCTGCATAGTCATTAGCGAAACAAATCCTCTGTTTATTCTCGTGGAGAGAAACAATCAACGACATCAACGCATTTTCAGTCAGAGTAAATTCAACGAAATTGTAAAGTTTGATGTATGGTTGTGTTTTCATTTCTCGATTTCAATGTGAGACCAACGTGCGTTTTTATCCATAGGGTCTTTCATTCCCAACCAAATCTTTCCAATCTGACCTCTTGAGACCATATACTTGTTTGCGATTTCTTGTTGAGTGTAGTCTCCTGTCTCCAAGAGGATTTTAATTTTACGAACTTGATTTGGGGTTAGTTTGATTCGTGGCATTATTTCTCGATTTTGTATTTGAAGTTTATGTTGCGTTCTGTTTGGAGGTCATTTTTCCATTCAATGTCCTTCGCACAAATATAATCTTTAGCCGACATATTTGACGACCATAGAATATGGGATTGTTTTTTTGTTTTCATTTTGCTCCTATCTTTCCTAATAAATATAACACAAATCGAAAAAAGTCAATTTGTAGGAACAAATTTTTTTACTATCTTTGAGCCTATGGAAAACAAACGACCACTAAAAAGAAGTCTCACCCTCCCTATAGAGGACGGATACTTGAGTGTTTTTGTATGGGGATATATCCTCGACCCCTTCAACGAATACTACGAAGTTCAGGTTTTTACCGAGGGGAAGTGGGAGCAGAAGATTTTCTACACCCCAAAGAAGGTTATTTCTTTTTTTCGTCTTTACCGAAAGGTTGTCTCATCGCTTCCCTCATCTGTTCTGCGTGTTCTTGACAAATCTGCTGACGAAGTGCTACTTGAGGTATTGAACGGGACAACCTTCCAGTCGAGCACCGAACCACATATCCAATAAGGGATTCTCCTCTGCGGTAAGTTGGTAATAAGTCATTCATTCGATTCTACCCTGTTTTTCTTTGATTTGCGGGACTTTCTCCCCCTCGTTAATACCAACACATATTATTATAAGAGAACCTTCGTCCTTGACCTAAAACGAGACCTCCTCCACGGAACTTGTTTTTCGCAGATGCAGGTTGTTCTCCGTTGTAGGAAACGTATTGGTATTGAGGGAAAAATTGTTGATTCCACCATAACCAATCTCTACAACGCTCAGACCAATAGGTTGCGTAGTCTTCCATCTCGTTCTTCAAAGTCTTGTAGAGTGAGAGGTCAGCACTTGAAGCGAATTCTGCGGTTTCTTGGGACAATCCCTTGTTTGCATATTTTGCTAACAGATTCGTGGTGAGGTATTTCGCAGTCCAAAACAACACAACATTCTGAAGGTAGGTATCCATCAGGTATTTGTAGTTCGAGTATTGAGGGAGATTCATCTGATTATTGACAATCAAGTCGTTGATGAAGTTGTAGAGTTTGTCTCCCAACAAATCTCTTGCGTTAATAAAGTGTGCTTGTTGAAGAGCAGGTTGAATATTCCCACTTAACAACGAGTATTCTACAGGGAGGTTATTTCGAACATAACTCTCGTCAATCCAATAAATCATCATTTTAGGTTATACGAATTAAACTTGTTGATTATTTTGACAGGTTGATTGAACTTCAATGCGA